TAGTATAAAACTTCTTATCGGCATAGCCTAAGTCTTTCCTAGCCTTCTGCCATATAGCATTTAGTTCAGAGTAGTTATATAAAAAAACTTTATCAAAATCTTTTAGACCAATACAATGATTAGTTAAATTATCTCTTACTCTGTTAGTCATGGGTACAGCTACAGCTTGATCGTTCTTTCTATCATTGAAGTTGATTTGGTTATTGTCAAAGTCAACAAATCTTTTTTCAAGTCCTAGTAATTCATTTACTCTGCAACCTAAATCAATAAGACATTCAATAATATCTTTAGCTGCTTTGTATTTATGTTCACCTAAATAATCAAGCAATTCTTTTTCCATATCAGCAGTAAGATAATGAACCTTGCTGTTCTTAGTTGGTCTAGGTTTTGGAAACTTAATCATTTCAATATATCCGTCTTCCTCCATCTCTTGGAGTACGACTCTCAGATAGCCCATCTTCTGATTGATTACTGCATTACTATTTTTGTGTTCTTGTTTTAAGGTATCCATCATTTGATTTATCAAAGGTCTAGTAATTTTATTTACTGGTAAATCCCCTAGTGCTTTGATGTTGTGCTTCATTCCTATCAAGAAATTATTAGCAGATTTAGTTCCGTTCTTTCTTCTTTTATATACAACTCTAGTTGCTTCAGAAAGTTTGAGCATTTTTCTTTTCATGGTGGTTCGTTAAAGATTTTTTTCTAGGTCATCTATCATTTCAAGATAGCCCTGCTTACCAAAAGCGATAAGATCAGGGATTGTATATTCTCTTGTGGTAAATCTATGACCACAAGAAAGGCACACCCTACGTCTATAGACATAAGGTGTGATGCTTTTGTTTCGGAAGCCTTTAGTTAGTTCAGC